ATATTAAATATTTAGCAGATAGTAAGAAAGAAGAAGCACAAGACTATCGAAAAGAGATTATGAGATTGAAGAATGTAGCAACTAAGGCCAAAGAAGGCACTAGCATTACAGATACAGACATGAAGAACTCTGGTCTCGGTGAGGTCATCATGCAGTTGATACCAAACAAGTACAGAAAAGCAGCATCCTTCTTAGTTCCGCAGGTTGAAGAAGCAGTAAAGAGAGACCCTGCTATAGTTGAACGAATTTATGAAAAAATCAAATCCGCTAACACCAGTAATAAACAGACCCAACCTGGAAGTGAAACTGAAGCAGTATCTTCCCTGTGACTTATGCGCTGATACTATTACAGGTAAACCTCATGGTATAGTGGGTACTGTAGATGCACAGTCTAGCTCAAACAAAATTGACCCTATCTATAACACAACTATTGATTGTCCTAAGTGTAAAGGTGAAAAATACATTTGGGTTTAGAAGGACCAAGCACTTTCTGAGGACTTTTTACGCCTAGAAACACGCTTTTTTAGGCCAGTATATGCTCTGCGAGCCGTCTTTCTTCGTTGACCTTTACGTGTAGAACGCTTTCTTGTTTTTGTTTTCTTTCTTGTTTTGGTTCCTCTAAGCCTGCGCATTTTTGCACCCCAAGCCTTAGCAGCCTTTGAACCTTTCTTCAAGTAACGCTAACCCCTATATTTCGATAGTAAGCTTTGGCAGCGGGACTTAGACTAGGTACTTGCGCACTTGTTCCAGAGGACCAGGTAATAGTTGAAGATACTGGCGTTGTTGGTTTGGAAAACTCTTGCTGCATGCTTTCGTTTGCTACTGCACCAACATTAGCAGAACCCGATACATCAGACGAATAAACTAAATCTCTTAAAGTGAATAGAGGGTCAAACAGTTTTGCAGAGCCACTGCCTATTGACCGTAATGATTCCCCTATCCCCGCACCGATTGAGGCAATACCTGAACCCGTTTCTTGTAACGCTGCACCTGTTCCCAGTGCTGATTGCGGACGTATGAGAGTATTGAGAAGAAAAGCACCGACAAGACCTAAAGCCAAATAACTTCCAATCTTGCCAATAACCATGTTATTATCTTAATATACTTGTGCTTTAATGTTTCTAAACTCGAATTTAGAAAGCTTTAAGGTCTACTGTTAGTGATTATAATTAGTGGCATTCAAATTAAAAACAGGTAAAATGATTAACAAGGTTCTTGCAGGTGCAGGAATCGCAGCATTAGGAACTGTCGCTTTAGGTGCATTATCACCAAATCTAGCAGGCGGAACTATAGGTAAAATAATTCCAGCAGTAGCAGCTTTTGGTATTGGTGGTATTGAATCAGCAGCAGGTGCAGTAGCCACTTCTTTTATTGCAGGTTCAGACCAATCATTTACTGGTGCTAACGCAATGGGTAACATTCAAGAGGATAGTCTATAATGGCCGTCCCACTTATGCGGTCCTATACGACACCTGGTCTAGCACTTAACGTATTCGGGCCTTCTACTGACGATATAACAGGACTTACGATTCAACAGCTCAACCGAAGTAACATTATTCTTGACTGTGTGAATAATCCAGACCCACCAGGTGCAGCAGCATACCAGACCAATGTACTAGTAAACGGTATTCAATCAGGAGTATCCAACTTTAGTGTAGCCAGTTCCGCAGCAAGTGCAGGACGTGTGGTATTTGGAGCTATACCCGTCAGCGTTGGCGGTCAATCTGGGGGAAAACAATTATCCTTCTCATCAGGCCAAGTAGCCACAGGTGGTGGTATTGCAGCATATTCATTTTTAATGAAATACGCAAATCTTTTCTAAGGTGGCTTAAGTGCCCCAAATAATTCAAGGATACAGAGTAACTGTAAAACCAAACGATACAACCGCAGAAAGTACTTTTGTTGCAGATATTGTCGCAGCAGGTGCAGCAGCAACTACAGTACACTATCCGACATTATATCGAGCAATAGCAATCTCACTGGCAATTAAAAACCAAGATACAGCAAACAATTGTACCTTTTCAGTAAATGGTCAACCTGCCGTTACATTGAGTGCAGGTTCAGACCAAAATATAAACGGACAAAATATTGTAAGTGTTCAAGTAACACCAGGTGCAGCAGGTTCCGTAGACCTACTTGCCCAAGTTACACCAATGTATCTTTCAACAGAAGCAGCAAGATTTAGAACGGCCCGAGGCTAAACATGGGCTTTTCTGGCGGGGGTTCTAACGTTCTAAAACCCCACAAGCATTCTAGTGCTGTTCAAGATGGTTCACCACTTAACATGAATAACGTTACCGAAGCGGCATTAAACGCAGGTGATATTGTTTACAGCGATGGGGCTGCATTACAGCGTTTACCAATAGGTAGTACAGCAGATGCACTTGTTGTGTCGGCAGGTGTACCTACATGGGGTGCAGCCACATCGAATCCATTAATCAAAGTAACAAAAACATTTTCAAATATCGATGTAGGCACTACCTCTATGGATATTTACACACTTCCACAAGATGCTGCATTAGTCAACGTATACACTGACATTACTACTGTTTTTGACATATCTACAGGGGTTACCATTGGCGATGGTTCAGATGATAACGGCTTTGTACAGGCTAGTGATTGGACTTCAGGTCTTGGTCTAACTGCGGCTACCAGGGGTGCTTATGTTACAACTTTCAAAACTATGCGGTCAACGAGTGGGACCACTGCAATTAAGGCTTATAATTTTAATACGACAAGTAGTTCTTCTACCTTTACCCAAAGTAATACTGATGATTGGATTAACCTTTTCGCCACTACTGCACGAAATGAACTATGTCAACTATACCAAACGGGTCAAGTATTAATCGGTGAAGATGTTTGTAAAGCAAGTTGGTTTATTTCAGACACAGCAGGAACCGCAACGGGAAATTTAAAAGCGTATGTAAGACAATCTGATGGCACATTAGTTGCCACCTCTACAACTGTTTTAGATGCAAGTACCGTTACGGGAAGTTTAGTTGAATATACTTTTGAGTTTCCCGCCACTACGATGGTGGCGGATTACATGATTTGCATTAACAGTGAAGACATGACAAACGGCTCTGTTCAAGTTGCTTCTTATAGTGCTAATATTACAAATGGATTAGTATATGCCAAACAATCAGGAGTGTATGTTGCAGATGACCCAAAATCTATTACTGGAACAATAACTTATGCTTGTACACCAGTTACAAGCGATACTCAGGGAGTAGTAGATTTCTACTTACAGGTAGTTGATTAGAAAAATAAAATTAAAAATTCAGATAGTTCTTCTGAAATTTTTATGTGCTATCCTTTCTATCTTTGATAACAGAAAGAACTAAGGCCAGGTCATGTTCTATGTTGCTAAGTCGTTCGTCTTGTACTTCAATCAAAACCTGTTGTGATTTACAAAGTTCTTGAAGATTTTTTGTCCACATGAATAATTGCTTCAAATCACTTTCGACTATATCCATTTTCATTTAAATCACATTTTTTTTAGAACATTCTAAACAAATATCATTAAGACAACCTTTAGCCAAATAGACTTTACAGAATCTACATTTCTCACGGGGGATTATTTCAGTAGTCATGATTCTATTCCTTCTTCAATTCCTATCTGTTCTATACAATATCTTACCGTATCGCTGTTAGTTGTAGAACTTTTAAGGTTTTTACCCCCACCTAGTTTATCAAAAATCCTGTCTAATAGTATCCAATGCTGCATTGGTATTGTTATGGTTCTGTTGGCCTTAGAGACCTTTAGCTTTGCTAGCCTTCTGCGTTCCCGTTCTGGTGGTGTTACATAGTCTGGATTGAATCCCATACACCTCAATTACCATACTACTATAAAATAATATATATTTACTTTTTGTGACAACATATACCCCCCAGTCCCCTTTCTTTTCACCCCAAGCCAATACCATATCCCCTAGGAACGTACTTACAATGAGACTTTTAGGATACTCTCAAATAATCATTAGGTGGTATTAGGGTTTATGGTAGGTTTCACATACCTTTTACGACCTTTTTACTACCTTCAAAACACTTAGAACTAAGTAATTTCATTAAAATCATGTGGAAATCGAGGTTTTATCTGCATCACTTATCCTGGTGGCGAGTTTATGTGGTGGTTTGTGTGCCGTTTTCATTGCTCGCTCTAAGTCAACTGTCAATAAACACTCTCGGCAACGCATCAAGGACTTTGAGAATGATATTAAATATTTAGCAGATAGTAAGAAAGAAGAAGCACAAGACTATCGAAAAGAGATTATGAGATTGAAGAATGTAGCAACTAAGGCCAAAGAAGGCACTAGCATTACAGAT